AAGACGACCTGCAAAGTCACGGGTAAGTTCTATGTTGGGATGCACTCAACAGACAACTTAGACGACGGTTATCTTGGTAGCGGTAAAATCTTGGGATATTCTCGTCAAAAGTATGGTGACGAGAACCACGTAAGAGAAATTCTCGAGTTTCTTCCATCGCGTGAGGCGCTCAAAGCCCGCGAAAAAGAGATCGTTAATGAAGAACTTCTTTCCGATCCTCTAAACGTCAATCTGAAATACGGCGGTGAGGGTGGCTGGGATCACAAACCGGGCGTCAAAATCCATCTTCAACAGTTTGACAGAAACAAAAGATCAGCAAACGCAGCGCTTACAAGAGCGAAGCGTAGTGAAAATCCCGAATATGCTCAAGCCCTTTTGGCAAAACTGTCTGCCTCTCACAAAGGACAGCAAGCGTGGCTAGGCAAAAAGCATACGGATCAGACAAAGTCAAAAATGTCTGCGAGTATGAAGGGTAGGTATGACAAAGAAAATAACCCCCAGTTTGGAAAATCCTGGGTGACAAATGGCATCAATGCCGTCATTGTGAAGAGAGAAGAGCTTCCTGAATATCTCAGCACTGGGTATGTTCTCGGAAGAAGAGTTACGCGGGTGTAGCTAAAAAGGAATAGCAACACAAAACCGGAGGTGTCACGGAAAGACCGACACGGATTAAATGGGTGAAGGGAATTTATGAACTCGCGACACGCGGTTTTAACCGGAACTCAGCCCACTATGGGTGCCGTGGATGTGGGTTCGAGTCCCACCACCCGCGCCATTTACGCCGGTTTAGCTCAGTTGGTAGAGCGCCAGTTTTGTAAACTGGATGTCGTGGGTTCGATCCCTGCAACCGGCACCATTTATCCGTACGTACGAAGGGAAAGAAAATAGATTTTTATGAACGCTGCGCCGCTCTTTTGGGAGTCGAGTATGAATGTACTCCGTTCCCTTATTCGAAGCGCACACGATGGAATAACAGAGGGCCAGGTTCGGGAAGGTATCCCGGCTACGGTCTGATCAGAAAGTTTGGAACGGACATCCATGTTAACCTACGGCATCCAGTGCTTCACCGCGCTGTGTACAAGACCGAGGAAGAGGTGTTCAAGTTCCTTGAGAATATGAGGACGTAGTTCAACGGCAGAACAGCCGCCACAACATCGTCTACGGTCACTTGTTGGCATCGCTAACCGAATGTGGATGGTTATCCCAAGCAGCGAGTGTGGGTTCGATTCCCACCGTCCTCATACTTATTTCATAGGCCTATAGCTCAGCGGTAGAGCAAACGCTTGATAAGCGTTAGGTCGGTGGTTCAAATCCACCTGGGCCTACCAATAATATGTCCTTGTAGCCCAACTGGCAGAGGCGGCAGTTTCAAAAGCTGCATAGTGTCGGTTCGAATCCGACCAGGGACACCAAGTTTGCTAAACCGTTGATGTTGGTTATCGGTAAAACTTCAATCCTCAAAATTGAACCAGGCGGTTCAAACCCGCCAACCACGAAAGTGGCAACTCGACATCGTCCTTCGTTTAGCATTCCTTTGATTGGCACTCCCAATAAATAGACCTATAATGGGAGTACCAATATGAGTCGGAAAAAGGTAAATGTTTCTAGCGCTGATCTTATCAGCGCTATGGAAAATTACCCACACGCCGGGGAAGCAGCAAAAAGTCTTGGACTTACCTATTCAACTTTTGCTAGAAGGTGTGGAGAGTTCGGGTTGCAAATAAAATCCAACCAGGGAAGAAAAGGCATAAAGGTCGGACGAACAAAAGAATATGCTGCTCTTGTCAATAAGGCAAGTATCAAGCGTTGGATGATCGAAGAAGGAACTCCTAACGAGTGTAGCGAATGCAAAATACCACCAATATGGCAGGGGAAACCTTTATCCTTTCACCTGGATCATATTGACGGAAACAGGACCAACAATGATCGCAATAACTTGCGGCTAATGTGTCCCAACTGTCATTCTCAGACACCTACTTGGGGATCAAAGAACATTAAAAGATAATGCGGGAGTGGACAAATCTGGTAAAGTCGCTCGGCTCAGAACTGAGAGTGGCGAAAGCCTATTGTGGGTTCGAATCCCACCTCCCGCACCAGTTTATGCGGATGTGATGAAATTATGGTAGACTTCCAACGTTGAGAGCGTTGGGCTCATAGAGAGCGTGCAGGTTCGAGTCCTGTCATCCGCACCAAATAAGGAGGAGCTCCTCCTTTCAAGTTGACCGCGCGTAAGGTGAAACCCAAAAAGGCACCAAGCGCTTTATGACAGACGCGACGGTGGAAAAATCGACAAACGGGTCGTGATCAGCCCAAGTGCTTTCAGCGGTCATTCATTTTAAGGAAGACGAAGATGAAACTCAAGAACATCTGGCTGGTGTTGATCGATCAAGGTCCGCCTAAGAGGTTCCTACGAAACCTTTTCAAAGGTCATCTTCGTGGAGTCCTTCACATTAACTCGCACATCTCCCAAGGGACGGGAAAGCCCAAGGTGATGTACAACACAAAAGCTTCTGCCACCAAAGCTGCGGCTGCGATGACGAAGAAACACGGAACGTGGTTCTCTAACTACAAGTGCCTTCACTGTGATGGCTACCATGTAGGAAAGAACCGCGACAACAAACAACCGGGAGTTTCTACATGATCCAGATTACCGTCTTCGGACCAGAACATTCCAAGAAGGACTACATCATGCTCACGATCGCTAAGGCACTTCGTGAAGCCGGTGCAGACGTCAAAGTTCTTGGAGAGAACAGCTACTTCGCGCACAAGGCGGAGATGGATGAGGAGACCATCAAGTCAAAGCTTGAAGGACAATCCATTCGCATCTCTGAACAGCGAACGGCAGTTTAAGCAAAAAGTTGCATTTTCTCTGTGTACTTTTCAGGAGAATGTGGTATAATAAATAGGAATGCTGGATACGCTTCGTAATACTCCAACCGGAGGACGTTGGTTATCTTCACTTATGGAAAATGAACCGAGGACGTTCGATTCGTCCGTGCCCTTTTGGTAAAGGTGGGCAATGCCCGACTCCATTTTCGTTGAAGTATTACCAAGCGTATCCAGTACTCCATATAGGAGGTCAACATGAAAATTCTGCTTCAGGTTATCAACAGAGATAACCAGCAGGTCTACAAGCGAGTTGATCTTGCTGATGATCTGTTTAGCTACGCGTGCGAACGTTTGGCTACTGAGCCACATATCCGTTCTGCTCGTGTCTATCGAGAGGTGTTCTACACCCACAAGTCTTTCGCAGAGGATTTTGAAATCCCTGAGGAAGGTGTGGATCTTCTAGAACTTCTCAAGGGGACGAAGATTACCGAGGGCGACTTCGACATCTTCTCCAAGCAGAATCTTCCTAGGTTGTATGAGAACGCATCTGCCGCGAACTTCTACGACAGCCATACTCGAAATGATCGACTGCGTTCGGTGATCCGGACTCTCGATCAAGTCGGTGAGAATGGACAGCTGCATGTTTCAAACCCGCAGCAGTTCAAAGAGGATTTGCTCTCGATTCTGAGCGAGGTCTTCGATGAGGACTTCGAACAAACAGATGTTCGAGAGCTTGCTAAGGATCGTGAAAACACGGACTAGTTCCATTGCTATGGTTATCTGTACCGATGCTATAAATATAGCAAAGAGGTGCAGATATGCCATTCAAGAAAGGTCGAGAGGCTTGGAATAAGGGTAAGATAGGGGTTCAACCGTCTCCTTTCAAAAAGGACGACAGTGAAGTCTTTGTTGAAAACTCTACATATCCACGCCATCGTCTTAAGGAACGAATCCTTAAGAACAACTTTATTCCATACCGCTGTGCCATTTGTGATATTGGACCAGTTTGGAATGGAAAACCAATGCCATTGATTTTAGACCATGAAAATGGGATAAACAATGATAACCGATTGACTAACCTTCGTTTCGTTTGCAGCAACTGTGATACACAACTACCGACGTACAAGTCTAAGAATATCGGAAGAAACAACGGAAGCGTGGCAGAGTCAGGTTTATTGCGCTAGTCTTGAAAACTAGAGTACCTTCGCGGGTACCGTGGGTTCAAATCCTACCGCTTCCGCCAACAACGGGCCGATAGCTCATCTGGTAGAGCGCCTGATTTGCATTCAGGGGGTGGCAGGTTCGAGTCCTGTTCGGTCCACCAACACACGGCGGTTCTGCTGATTCCGGCAGAACCGCCAATACATACTTACACAGACACACATACAGGAGTTTCACAATGGACGTAATCGCACTAGGCGTGGTCTCGCTTTTCTTCACTCTACTCGCAGTATCGAGCGTTGATTGCAGCACCAATAAATAAGTTCACCAGTTTTTAATCGGAGTGTAGCGCAGTCTGGTAGCGCACCTGCTTTGGGAGCAGGGGGTCCTAGGTTCGAATCCTAGTACTCCGACATCGGCCTCTTTTGTACCTCTTCTATAAATACCCTTAGGAGATTACAAAATGCCCCGAGCGTCGAAGAAGTATCACTACGTCTATAAGACCACGTGTGTCATCACGGGTAGGTATTACGTTGGAATGCATTCAACGAATGACCTAGATGACGTTTACATGGGCAGTGGTAAACTTCTTCGACATTCCCGTAGAAAATACGGTGACGAGAATCATAAGACAGAAATCCTAGAGTTCTGTTCTTCAAGAAATCACTTGAAGGAAAGAGAAAAGGAGATTGTCAACGAAGAGCTTCTTAAAGACCCACTCAACATCAATCTCAAATATGGTGGTGAAGGCGGCTGGGATCACAAGCCCGGCGTAAACATACAGCTTCAGCAGATTGACGCACTTGCAAGAGCAAGGAACGCTGCTAAAACTAGAAGACTTCGCAGACTTGATCCTAAATACGCTGAAAAGCATTCCAGAAAAATCTCAGAGTCGATGAAGGGGAAGCAAACCTTTCTTGGACACAGACACTCCGAAGAAACACGCATGAAGATGCGTAAATCAAAAAATGTTGGCTCTTCAAACTCTCAGTTTGGGACAGCATGGGTAACTGATGGTGTAAAACCCATCAAGATAAATAAGGAACTTCTTGAAGAATATCTTCAGAAAGGATATTCTAGAGGAAGATTATTTACTAGATGAAGGCATCGGCGTGGTGAGACACGCGACAGCCAATCAGCGTAGAGGTCCATGGTAGGGCGCTGACCGTGCATTCATCTCCGGCTTGGAGATGGCGGAAAGGATCGCATCGGTATCGAATCCGAGTGCCTCATCTAGTACTTCTTAGTGAGCGGCGTGGAATGACACGCGGTCAGGGATGGCAACCTCGAAGGCGGATCAGCGCGTACTAGGCGCTCCGTGACTGGACTGAGCCACCGTTGTTCGTGCAAGCGAACCCACTAAGCAAGATTCGTCTCCTGTGCCATGCGTACACGGAGCATTCGGGGTTGCTCTGCAGCCCTAGCCATAAATAACTACCTAATGCGGGTGTAGCTCAGTGGTAGAGCATCTGCTTGCCAAGCAGAAGGTCATGGGTTCGAGCCCCATTACCCGCTCCACCAGGTTAGGTGGTTCCCTTAAATAGAGCATGCAACACTTGCTCTATAAAACCACCAATCTCCTCAACGGTCGCTTCTACGTTGGGATGCATTCTACAAATAACCTCGACGATGGATATTTGGGAAGCGGACGACGACTAGTCGCCGAGATTAAGAAGTATGGTCGCGAGAACTTCAAGAGAGAAATCCTTGAAGTTCTCGCCTCACGAGATGCTCTCAAAGCGCGTGAGGCAGAGATTGTAAATGAGACGCTTCTTGCTGATCCACTTTGTCTGAACCTTAAGAATGGAGGTGAAGGTGGTGGGGCATTTTGGTCTAAAGATCAACAAGCCAAAGCATCTGTTTCGGGAAATAGATCACCGAAAAGAAACCACCCAACCATAATGGCTAAGGTAAACGCTACAAAAGCAGAGCGTGGATCTGGAAATTATTTTGGTGGCCGCCACGATACCTTCACAGGAAAAAAGCTGTCTGACGAACACAAGGCTAAGCAGCGAGCGGCTTTTGCTATGCGCGGACATCAGCAGGGAAAAGCTAACAGTCAGTTTGGGACATGTTGGGTAACCGATGGACAAAAAGCTATCAAGATTAAGCTTGAAGAGCTAAATAGATACGTTCAAGACGGATATATCCGTGGAAGAAAAAGTGCAGTTAAATAACAGCATTGCTGTTAACATACAACGAGGTGTTATCATGAAGTTCGCAGATTGGAAAGAGCAGTTCGGCCATATTCACATGACCGATTCTATCAAGACACTTCTCGCTGAGCTGAAGACCTTCGAGCACGACGTTGAAGCCCAAGCATCTGCCCGTTTCAAGGAACTCAAGGAGTTCGAAGAAAAGGTTGAGAAGATGCTTGTCGCCGAATGGGAAGTCTTCCTCGCCAAGATCGAGGGACATCACGGCGACTACAACTAACTGGCATGATCCCGTTTGAGAAAAACGGGTGGACGGTCTCCCGCCGAATCGGTGTTGGAGACCGTGAACTTGTCCGCGCTGGACTTCTGCAGATCGGCCTGATGTCGAGCGCGCAGATAGAAGATCAGCTTTCCGCGTGCATTGAGGCCGCGAAGAGATTGGGAACCGGAATGCGTGTTTACGTAAACACGACGCGCATTAATTCCGACCAACTACAGAAAATAATTTTCCGAACTATGGGCCAAGCCCGTGACTACGACTTTATGGACGAGACTGACCTCTCTCCTGAACGATTCTCTTGGGTCCTTGGACGATGCGATCTCATCGTTGAAGGTCAAGGATCGATGATCTCAACAGCCTGATTCAAGAGGCGTGGAGATCAACCGATGGGCGCCACATGCTTGAAGCTGCATGGCGTCAGTCTGAAGAAGACATGCGGGAGAAGTTCCCAGAGTATTACGGTGACGAGGAGCGACTTTTCGTCCTTTACACCAAGACATAACGGAGGCGTGGCAGAGTGGCCGATTGCACTCGGTTGCTAACCGAGAGAGCCCGAAAGGGCTCCGTGAGTTCGAATCTCACCGCCTCCGCCATAAATATCGGCATGGACCATTGGGATACACTGGCATGCTAACGTTCAAAGACTTCCTTCTCACTGAAGAAGCCCAAGTCAACAATACCCGCAAAACTCAGGTCGCCACTACGGGCGGAACCTACGAGAAGACTGGAAAGATTCTCGCGGGCAAGCTTGCTCCCGGTTCAAAGATCATCAGCATTGGCGCTGGTCTTGACCATACCCGCAAGGCACTTTCTAAGGGTCTTGGCGATAATCATGGTCACACGATCCACGACATGGAACCAAATCCAGAGGGTCGTAAGGAAGCACCTGAGTTTACATCTGCTGGTGAGATTCCAAAGAACGCTTATCACGCTGCCGTAAGCCACAACGTTCTCAATGTCGTTGAGCCTCATGTCAGAGAGAAGGTGATGAAGTCACACTTCGACTCCGTGAAGCCAGGTGGCCACATGATCATTGGTACCCGCGCTTTCAAAGGCGATGTCGATCAGGCAAAGAACTTTGAACCTGCCAATGAGAAGGGCGCCATCTGGGTCAAGAAGGGTAAGGAACGCTCCTACCAGAAGGGCTTCGATGCTAACGAGCTCAAGGACTACGTCGAGGACTACGCCAAGCGCCACGGTCACGAGGTAGAGGTAAAGAGAATCTCCGGCGTCGCCAAGAACGCCGTCGAGGTCCACGTAAAGAAAAAGGGCAAGTGACTGTTTACATCTGATTGAGTTTGTGTTACTATCAGATTGTCACTTAGATAAATACCCGGATCGCTGATAAGCCGTCTTGACGAGGAGGTGGACTCAGGAGTTTTTACGGCTTTCTCCCTGAGGTATCAACGCATTGGCACTCGAGCACTGAAATCGTCGCGATCATATGAAACACAAGCTTACTGAGCTGGCGAAATACGCCGACGAAGAAATAGCAGAAGAATGGGAACGCAGGGGGAATCCTGCAGCGCGTCATGCGCGAGATTGAAATAAAGCCCATGAGGGAACGTCCAACTAAAAATGAGCGACCGCAAGAACCGAGACGTAGGCCGTAAGAAGGAATGGCAGAAGTATCACCACCTCTGCGATTGCTGGCTCTGCACGAACGGTAAGACGAAGAAGCGGTTGCTCAAAGAGCGTCAGCTCAACAAGCAGAAGCACAAAGATTTGGAAGATAGGTTGCAAGGTGCATAACGAGTTTCGAAAGCTCGCCTAACCCTCACGGGTTAATGGTTCGATTCCATTATCTTCCGCCATCAGAAAGAGAATAGATGATCGAGAGCGGCATCACGTTTGACCCGGGGTTTAAGCCGCCCTCGCCCTTCATCTACGAAGCACCGGTTTCCGTTCACGCGACGCATATCCAAGCCGGCGTAAGAATCTGCAAGCACACCTACGTCAACAGCGGAAGAATCTTTTCTGAGACGTACATTGGTCGGTACTGCTCTATCGGCAATGATGTCAGCATTGGCACGGGTCATCATGACATGCGCCAGATGTCCATGAGCCCATGGTTCGAGCTCGATGCTCCTCCATCCTATCGATACTGTGATCATCCGTCTGTAAAGGTTCGGATCAAGAACGACGTATGGATCGGCAATGGCGTGATCATCATGGGCGGTGTTACGGTTGGTAATGGTGCAGTGATCGGTGCTGGAGCCGTGGTCACCAAGGACGTTCCTGATTATGCTGTTGTCGCTGGAGTTCCAGCCCGCATTTTGAAGTACCGCTTCTCGGAAGACATTATCGAAAGGCTGCTTAAGCTGAAGTGGTGGGAGTTGGATGAAAACATCCTTAAGGCTCGCCCTCTTTCGAACCTAGAAGAAGACCTTGCGTACTTCGAATCTCTTCCTGAGTCTGCTAGAACAGATGTAAAGGAAAAACTGCTGCGCATCTGATAAGAATCGCAGTAAATATCACGTCGAAAGACTACACACATCACACTAGGAGCTATCAAATGTCAAGCAAGACCCCTTACGAAATCCGCTCTGAGCTCATCTGTCTGGCTCAGCGTCATCTTGAACAGCAGTACTTTGCAAACCTCGAGTTCGCTCGCGCGGTTTACCAAAAGTCCATCGAGGGCATGCCTGCTCCGAACTGCAAGACCATCGAAGAGATGGCCGAGTTCCAGAAGCAGATGATGGAAAGCGCAACCAAGTTTCTGCCGGCTATGCCTTCAATGGAAGAAATTACCAAGAAGGCAACCGAGCTCTATGCTTTCGTGAGCAAGCGCGACTAAAGTTTCTTGATCCTCAGTAGCTCAGCGGTAGAGCTCCTCACTGTTAATGAGGCTGTCGGTGGTTCGATCCCATCCTGAGGAGCCAATACGTTCAACGACTAGACCACGTTGAATATGGAAGGATGGCGGAGTGGTCGATCGCACCGTCTTGGAAAGGCGGCGTACCCGTTAAACGGTACCGTGGGTTCAAATCCCACTCCTTCCGCCATTTTGTGGCATCGAAAGATGCGGGAAAAGGGCTTGGGACCAGAGTGAAATCAGGAGCCCTGCGACCGTAAGGTCAATACCCATTAAGATCGTCTGTAATCACTCTCACAACTGGGCAGGAATCTTCGGGTTCCTGCCCATCGTTGTATCTAGAGGTCGATAGTTCCGATGAAGGGATCGTCAGTCGCGTAAACGACCATAGCGCCATCTGGCATGGCGACCGGCTCATAGCTCCCACCGATCCATGGGGATGAGCTTTTAGGAAGACCAACGACGACAAGCTTTGGCCCGTCGATCTTGGCGAGTTCGGCCAACTGCGCTTCCTCATATTCTACTATGCCGACATACTCCTCGTACAGCAGGTGCTGTGGGAAGTTCTTGGTGCATAGGAAATCATCGATGTAGAAATCGGTGAAGAACTCTGAGTAGACAGTTTTGCTCAGCTTTGAGGCCTCATATTCCTCTTTCGTAAGACATGGCCATCCGTACATTGACAGGGCAGTAACCCCATTGATGATCTTTGGGGTGTTTGCGTAATGCACGTTTGGTGGAGCAATCGTAGAGATGTTGTAGCGGAAGTGGGTCGATGCATTGATGTACTTAGGAGCGATTCTGTATTCGTACTCCAGCACACCCATGTTGAACACAACCGGAATATCTGGATGCGCTAGAGCTGCTTCCTCGACGTAGTGCAGCGTTCGCTTTGGGTGGGTGCAAATGTCTCCAGTGATGGCAATGAAATCGGTTCCTGGCTCAACAGCTGGGACATCAGTAAATGCCAAATAGCTTATAGCCAAACTGCTCACATGTAGGATCTTCATATGCACGCTCCTATAAATAATCACAACCACCGCTAGGTATTTACTTGGAACTCTGGAGACAACATGAGCCAATATCTCGTAAAGACGCAGGACATCACTAAGGTCACTGCAGCCAAAAATCCTCAGGAAGTTCACCCAGGTTTCTATCTGGTTGAAGCTGACGATCTCGCCGCCCTTACCGCACAGGTTGAGAGCATTGAACCAGCTCATGACGAAGTGAAGCTTACCTTCCAAGTCGCGCCTGTTGCAGGCTCTGCAGATTTTGTCGGTCTTCCAGCAGATCATGAATGGGCTCGCCTCCGTGTTGTTTCGCGCGTTCACCCACTTCAGACCGTTTTCAATCGCGCTGATTGCACGTACGTTCGCACTCCTGAACTGTTCATCGTAGATACCGGCGTCAACTTCTCCCACGATGAGTTTGTTGGAGTCGCTTCTACGAATGACTTCTACAAGGTACCAGCGCTTTCATCCTTCCGTGACGATCTAGGCCACGGCACCGCGGTTGCTTCTCTTGCATGCGGTAAGAACATCGGCGTCGAGCAGTCTGTCTCCCTGCAAAACGTAAAGATCGCTGGCGATGGTCACACGACTACCAACCTCGAACTTGGTAACGCTCTGTTCTCCATTCTGAAGCACCATGCTGATACGCCAACCGTTCCTAAGGTTGTCAACTGCTCGTGGAACGTTCCTAAGAGCGCCTTCTTCGACGACATCTTCAAGGCGATGCTTTCTGCCGGTATCTGCGTTGTAGCAGCAGCTGGTAACACCGGTATCGACGTTACCGACACTACCCCAGCCGGTCTTGTCGACGTCATCACAGTTGCAGCATCTGACAAGGACGACGTTTCTGCAGGCTTCAACAACTTCTCGAAGCCAGACATGGCTATCACGACCAACGCTGGTCTTACGGTAGACATCTTTGCTCCAGGTGTTGACATCGTCGTTGCAAAGTATGATGGCAATGACCACTACTTCTCTGGTTCAGGTACGTCTTTCGCCGCTCCTCTGGTTACTGGCGCTGCATGCATCATCATGTCGATGCTGGAATCGGTATTTGGTTCAGATGTCCGTCAGATCATGATCGACACTGCTACTAAGGGCGCCCTTCTTCTCGACGCTTCTAAGTTCACTGCCGAACAGAACAACCTTCTGTTCCTTCTGAACACCGATGAAGCTGCACAGTTCAAGGATCTGACCTTCTTCGTCGACACGCTGTCGGTAACCAACCCAACGATCTCGTCTGACGTCAACCGCGTTATGGCATGGAAGAACTACGAATCTGTATCTGGCGAATCTCCAGCATTCAGCATCGTTTATCCAGATGACGCCACGAAGGCAGCCCTTGAAAACAATATCACGATCAGCAATGACGGTACATTCGTCATTACGAACCCAACGCTGACATGGGCAGCTGACGAAAATCTACGACTCATGGACTTTAAGGTAGCAGTGACGTTCAAGAATGTCAGCTACACTTCTCCAAAGATCGTATTCTTCGTTGTTAACCCAGCTCAGAAGGCTGACGTCAGTGGTGAAATCTCGTCTGCACTCGAAAGCATGAACGCGCAGACCCTCTTCGCAGCATGGGCAAGCAAAACCCTAAAGTAAGCTGATGATCAGAGTTTCTCGCGTTGAGACACACGAAGGTCTGTGGAAGCATCATAACGTTCTTGATGCTTCCACATTCAACGCTCTTTATGGTCTCTCGCAGTTTCTAATCTCTCCGCAACATCATCGCCTCAACGAAGAAACCCGAGTTCTTAAGGGTGCTGATGGTGAGAATCTAAAGCTCGCCGCGGTAGGCTCAGAGCGTAGCTACAGCAAGCTGTGGCATCTTCCATTGGTTCCGGGCTATTGGTACCAGACCAATGAGACCATTGGAGCATGGGCAGAGACCCAGCTCAAATCAATCCACCCTGCCCTTCGCATGATGATAGCTCGCTTTCGTGAGCTTGAGCCGTTCAATGATGGGCATGAGTGGATTCCATATCGTGGCATCTTCAATCACCTGAAGGCAGGCGTTCCACTGGAACCTCATGAAGATGGATCAAGCGGCTTCGAGCTCGACATTGAAAAGCACAGCATCTACAGCTCAACCATCTACTTTCAGCTGCCTGATGAGGGCGGTATTTTCTGGGATGAGCGCGGCTTTATCCAGAAGCCAGAAGTGAACATGCTTCTTATCAACCGTGCAAGCCGCATCATGCATGGCGTCACTCCTGGAAATAAAGACCGTCTTGGCTTCACCATTCGCTGGTGCCCTGCCCGTCATCTTCTGCTGCCAGGCAGCCCTGATCTGCTTTTCTGGAAGCCACCAGAAGTCTAACCTGAAAAACTTTCGGATTGGACCTGTGGTAAATACCTTATCGAGAGGTATCGCATGTCTAGTCCAGTTCCATTCACCCGCGTGTTCAACGAAGGATGGATGAACTATGACCTGGTGAGCCGTGAGATCATTGAGTACACGATCAATCTTACTGCAGAACAAATCGAAAGCATTGAGCGCGATCGCTTCGCAGAATATCGTCGTAAGGCTGTTCATGACAGCCTGCTATTCGTTGGTGACAATCCAGCGGTTATGCTGAGCGGTGGCATTGACAGCCAGGTAATGCTCTATTCTTTCATCGAGACAGGGATCAAGGTATCCCCTGTTATCGTTGATTTTGACGGCAAGAACACCCACGACACTGACGTGGCGCTAGAATACTGCAAGCTGCTAAACGTTGATCCTACGGTTATCGAGCTAAACGTCAAGTGGTTCCTTAATCGTGAAGGAGTGCAGTATGGCTTGAAGCACGGACTTCGTAGCCCACAGTTCACCTGTCATGCGAAGGCATGCGAGCTTCTTCAAGCTAAAGGATATACCGGTGCTGTGTTTGGCGGCAACTCGCTCTACCTAATCAAAAACCATTTGGACGTGAGCGAGGGTTGGATCTTTGGCGCATCCGCAGCCCAGCTTTTGGATCTGCCAACCTTTAGCCAATCGATCAACTGGCCGATTATCGGCAGCTTCTGTTCATGGTCTTGGCAAGCGTGCATGGCAATGTCGGCTCTGTCAGAAGAAAATGTAGACGATGCTGAAACCCGCTATCAGCAAAAGATTCAAGCGTACAGATCATTCGGTATTCCGATCATTCCACAAAAGCAGAAGTATACCGGATTCGAAAACATCAAGAATGAAATAGACGCCATGGACAAGGCTGGCTATTTTGAGTTGAAGTTTAGAGCTCCTCTTTACGCTAAGACACCAGACCAGTACAAGCCAAGACTTATTCTTACCGATGCGCAGCAACAAGCGCTTGACAACTTATCAGCGAGGCTAAAGACATGACCTTAACTGTCACTGATCTTGCCGCAAACATGGGCGACGTTTTTGTTCTTGACTATCCTCTATGGAATGTTGGTAGAGCACGCGACATCCTAGCGGAACATCCGGGCTGGGTTCAGTACAACCCGCGCAAGCCTCACATCAAGCGCAAGGGCCTTTCGATAACCTCGCTTGACGGTGGCTTCAGCGGCATTCCAGATCTGGATTCGATTCGGGAATACAACCGTGAGAATGGAACCACGTGGCAGGAGCATGACTTCAACAAGCCAACGAGCATCACTCGTCTGATTCCTGAAGCTCTTGATGTCCTTCAGTCATTCCCAGTAGGAACAATCGGACGCTGCCATTTTCTGCGTCTTGATGCAGGTGGGTTCTTCCCACCTCACCGTGACAATGGACTGGCCCTTCCAACAGGATCATTCCGTATCCTCGTTCCACTGGTCGATTTTGACGGTGATGGTCAGCACGTATGGCTTCAGGAAGGAAAGCCAGTATCGCTTAGAGCCGGCTACACGTACTTCATCAACACGACCAAGGTCCATTCGCTGTTCTCGTTTGCAGATCGGTGCGAGATGGTGGTCATCAATGTCATAGCCGAAGAAAGCGCTATCAGGTATTGCGCAACGCGATCTAAGGTCGCCTAAAAATACCCCACAAACCTGTTTACAATCAGGAGAAAGCGATGTATAATCTAAAGGTAGGATGGACTAAGCCATGAAGGACCCAATGGACTCCAAAAACTCAATGCACGGGTACATCCGCATGCTGCAGCAGAAGCTGCAGGAAAAGGACCGGACCATCAACGAGCTGATGCAGCAGGTCAGTGACCTTCAAAAGCGCGTCTACACGGATGATATGACGGGACTGCTCACTCGCGAAGCCTTCAAGGACCGAGTGCGCCAGATGCTTTTGGAGACCACGCGTAACGGTGGACACACGTTCGTTGTGTTCCTCGACGTAGATAACTTCAAGGGCATCAATGACGCTCATGGCCACGATGGCGGCGACTTTGCTCTTATCACGATTGCAACCAGACTTGGAAATGCCATGCGTCGTACCGACGTTGTGGGTCGTTGGTCTGGAGACGAGTTCGTCGCGGCCTTCCACATGACTCCGGAAGAGTTTGCCACTCAAGACCACCGCATTGTTTTTGAACGCATGCAGAAGGCAATCTCCAAGCCTACCTCGTTCAAGGACAAGGCGATGAACCTCACATGCAGCATGGGTGCGGTCACCTATTCTGGCTGCGATGAGATTGACCCTGAAGAGCTGATCAACCAGGCTGACGAAGCGATGTACGCATCGAAGCGGGCCGGCAAGGATCGCATTTCGGTAGCTGTCTATCATGATTGAGAACCTTCTGGATTTTCCTGAACAGCGAGTCGGTGTTTTCGTTTCGGCGGGCACCGACTCAACCATTCTGCTGTACCTCATTCTCAAGGAGAACATTACAGCGAAGAAGGACATCACCCTCTTCTGTATTCCTAAGCACGATGGCGCGGCAGATTACGTTCATGGCTGCGTGAACGCGGTCTGTGAGAAGTTGGGAGTTGCGGTTCCTCCGCTGTTCTTCGTTGGAAATCCAGACTGGGATCATACGTTCATCGTCCAGCGGGCATGGGGTGAGGTGGCAGATCGCAAGATCGTCGACAAGATTTTTCTAGCCGACAACGTTCCTCCACCCCTCAATCTTCCTGGCCTTCAGCCACGCCGTGGTCGCTCTACCCACCCGATGGCGGTCCAGCCGTTCTTCGACATGACGAAGGACCAGATCATCAAGCTCTATTTTGATTATGGGATAGAGGACATCCTCAAGCTGACGCACACCTGCACGGAAACCCGAGTGGGTGCCTGCTGGAAATGCTGGCAGTGTAGTGAACGAATGTGGGCATTTGCGGAACTCGGGCTTCAAGACCCTCTCCGCCCAATCACCTGAATAAAGCAGTTCTCTTTTACGAGAAACTGTGATACAATCGTTCCAGTAACAGAACTTAGAAAGGCCAACATGTCACTTATCGATCAAGTCAAGGCAGCGCAGATCGCTGCCCGTAAGTCGCGGAACTCTGCCGCGGCAGCGACCCTCACGACCCTAATCGGCGAGGCCGAAGCGGTGGGTAAGAACGCTGGACGAGCGCCAACTGACGAAGAAGTCGTTGCGACCGTCAAGAAGTTCATCAAGAACATCGATGCGACTTTGGCCGTTCTGATCCCTGTTTCGGTTGCCTATGAGGCCTATGCGGCTGAAAAGGCGCTTCTGGAAACCTTCCAACCCAAGCAGATGAGCGAAGAAGAGCTCACCGCCGTGATCAAGACCATCGCAGCAGAAGTTGGAGCAACTTCTCCGAAGGACATGGGTAAAGTCATGGCCGCTCTAAAGGCAGCGCATGACGGCCAATACGATGGCAAGCTGGCATCTCAGCTGGTTAAAGCCGCTCTGGCCTGATCAGGTTCACGCCTGATCATAAATACTCTGCAACCTGAGTGTTGCGTTTTGTGTTTTACTGTTTCAACCGTTTGAACTTTATAGGAGTTTGAAAATGAAGAACTATATCGGCATCTCCCGCGATCATTCCGGCTCAATGAGCTCGATCGCCCGCGCAGCAGCTCGCGATTACAACGACAATATCGCAGCCATCCGCGAAGCTTCCCTCTCTGAAAATCAAGACACTATCGTTTCTGTGGTCGAATGCGGCTACGGTGACACCGCCTCTGTGCGCCGGGCGATCGTCAACTCGAACGTCACCGCGCTGCAGCCTATCGCTGAAGGCGCCTACACTGCTCGTGGCCGCGGAACTCCGCTCTTCGACAGCGTCGGCGAACTGATCGAAATGTTCGAAAGCGTCCCCGACGCAGACGACATCAATGTTTCGTTCCTCGTCATGGCTGTTACCGATGGCCAGGAAAATGCTTCTCGCAAGTACTCTGCCGCTACCATCGCCGCAAAAATCCGACAGCTTCAAGCGACTGACCGTTGGACCTTCGTGTTCCGCGTTCCTCGTGGAGATGCTCGCCGGCTGATGCAGCTGGGCATTCCTGAAGGCAACATCCTCGAGTGGGAACAGACCCAACGCGGTGTTGAAGTTGCTTCTGCCCGCACCCGTGAAGCCTTCACCGGCTACATGTCGGCTCGTTCTTCTGGTGTCAAGTCCACTCAGAAGTTCTACACCGATCTGTCGAACGTCACGAGCAAGGACGTTGCAGCGGTTCTGGAAGACGTCTCCTCAGATGTTCTGATCTGGCCTGTCAGCGTTGCGGACCACGATGCAGAAATCCGTCCCTTCATCGAAGCTCGCCTTGGCGGTAAGCCAATGCTCAAGGGCGCCGGCTTCTACCAGCTGACGAAGACTGAGCCTACCGTCCAGGATCACAAGAAGATTCTCATCCGTGACAAGACCACGCAGGCCGTCTACTACGGTTCTGCAGCTCGTCAGATGCTGGGTCTGCCTACCTACGGTAACGTTCGCCTGGCTCCAGGCAACCACGGCAACTTCGACATCTTCATTCAATCCACCTCGGTCAACCGCAAGCTGGCTGCCGGCACTTCCCTGGTCTACTGGGCAAACGTCGGAACCCGCTACAAGGAGGGTCCGTCCAGCCGCTGATGAGATATTACATCTACAGGATAACGCGTATAAAGGATGGTGCCTTTTATATAGGGCGCCATTCTTCACGTCTTCCAGAAGAAAAGGATCGGTATTTTGGTGGTGGTACAAGGATCAAGCGTTCCGTAAAACTTTATGGCAGAGAAGCCCATCTGAAAGAAATACTTGTAGAGGCGTCATCTTTAGAAGAGTTGATCTCTCTTGAGGCACAGATAGTGTCAAAAGATGTTATCAAAAACCCAAAATGCCTCAATCTTAGGCCAGGTGGGAAAGATGGAAAATTTGACTTTACACCAGAAAGACTTTCTCAGGTTTCTAAAGAGCTCTGGACACGACCAGAATATAGAGAAAAACTTAAAGATTTTGGACATTATGAAAGGTCAAAATCCACGCGTGAAAAGATGTCAAAAATCATGCGCTCGCGCATGACGACAGTCAATCATACGTCAAACACGGTGTGGATGACTAATGGATTTATCAGAAAAAGAATACCCATCTGTGATGAAGCGGCCTTTAAAGCTCTTGGATTTATCAGAGGGAGAAAAGGAAAAGCATTATGACACCAAAATTTGAGATTGGATCATCACCAGATGATAAACAGGTTGAGTATGTCTGGGTACATGAAGGTCCAGGTGTGACAGTATTCAAAAACTAAAATCTGGCTGGGTCATTAAGCAGGCAAATGTCGGTGGGTTGCCCGCAAACACCATTGCCAGGCTTGTTGCCAGTGAAATGCAGGAGTAAGGAAATGAGTTCACGTTATCCTTATTTTAAGGAAATCCCATTTACGAACCGTATCGGGCAGACTGTCCAAGTTGGTGATAGGGTCGTGGTCGTCACGACCGGCTATTGTCATCGCGTCAATGTCCGTGAGGGCATCTTCCTCGGTGTCACCAACCGTCATCCAACCATCCAGGTGGTTGAAGAGGCTATGTGCTGGGTTGCTCCCGATGGTTCTATCGGTCGGTGGAAGGACGGCGCAAAATACGAAAAGCGTCGTCGCACAATCCGCAGGACGCTTCAGGCAGATCGAGTTTTTGCGCTGAAGTAAATAGTTCAACGAAACGCATGTTACAGCGAATGGGTCATCGTCATGGTGACCCATTTTGCTTTAGAGGAGATGCCAGATGTTTGCCACCAACGAAAGAGATGAAGCCTCAATCAGGCACTCGCTTGCTATGGCTCGTGCTCAAGTCACGGCTTTAGAGAAGCAGCTTCGCCCAGATTCACCAACCACGATGGAAAAGCTTAGCACCTATGAAGGTCTGTTGCACGACATTCAGATGTTTGCAGAGGTTGTGCTGGATGCTGAGTCAACCAGGAAGCTGATTCACAATATCTGCTCATGGTCATACGCGCATCGCTGCGGCAATGGTGAGTTCTCTGAGGAAGAACAACAGGAAATCATCGACAGAGCATTTAGAAAGCTCAGGGATCGATAAATATCCTTACGTTTAAACCACAGGTTCCAAGATGCTAGTCAAAGACCTTTTCGAATCCTCAGAATCGCTTGAGAGCGTTGCTAACGAAGTTTACTCCGCTTTCGCATCTGCCCCAGAAGCTCGCCGCGCAACTACCCACCGTCCAGTAAAGGAAGGCAATCAGATGATGATTGAGTTCCGTCATTGGGGCTCTTGGGAAATGCCACAGGGCGAAGAAGATGATGGCGATTACGATTGGGAAGTTCCAACCGACGCGACTGGCCGTGCAGCTGAAAAGATTGCTGCGGACCTAAGAAAGAAATTCCCAAAGTTCACCATCGAGTTCTCCTTCGAAGAGAAGAAGTACATGATGGTCTTCGTAAAAGCAAAAGCCGTAAAGGAAAATACCATGAAAGTCAGTGAGCTGTTCTCCGCGGCTGGTAAGCCAGTAAATGAAGATTGGGGTTCCAGCGATTGGTACCCAGTCATGCAGGCCATGGCCAGAAACCTCCATGCAGGCATGAACATGCACGACGCGGCTTATGAGGCTGCGGTTCGATACAAAGACATGATGGGCTATGAAGACACTGCTGATGGTGACGAGGATATGATCCACGCAACTATCCATCGCTGGGCTCACATCTCTCCAGAAAACAAGAAGAAGTTCATGGACGAAGCTGCCGGTAAGAAGGTTACCGAAGCTGCTGATCCAAAGACGATGTCCCGCGCTGAAATCGAGAAGGAACTCGATAAGCTTGAAGGCATGCAGTACGACAAGATGGAGAAGTGGGAGCGTCAACGCCGTGCTGAACTTCGCGTCGCTCTCAAGAACATGGACACTCCTCCAAAGACCAAGAATAAGGCCGGCATGCCATCTTGGCACGCATCTGCTCCTATCTCTGCAGCTGAACGCGCAGAAGCTAAGAAGGCAGAAAAGGAAGAGAAAGAAAAGCTCGACAGCCAGCTGTACCACAAAGTTGTTAATGCTATCGGCAACAGCTTCCCAGACGGTGACCCAATGGATCACTTCATGGACTGGATGGAGCGCAAGGGCCTCGACATGAAGGACGTTGATCGCGTCTTTAGGAAGTACGAAGGCAAGTCCTACTATCGCTACCTCGCGAACATGTGGGACGACTATGCTGGTGACAACATGGCTGACGCGAACAGCGAAATCGCTGCCGGCAAGAAGCCAGCATCATCTGTGTTCTATCACTGGGACGGCAAGTCCAAGAAGGTCACCAAGGAAAAGAACCCATGGAAGTAAAAATGTCCCTGCTTCAGCAGGCTGAAATTATTAACGAAGCGACTGACGCCAAACGCGAACAGATGTTAGCTGCTGGCAAGATGGCGAACAAGATCGCAACTACTGAAATTAAAAAGGCCGGGCTTAGCACCTCGTACCCACAGAAGGGAGCAACCTTCAAAAAGGCAGCAATCAGTCTTTCTCTGTCAGCCAAGGGCGGCGCCCTCTTTGACCATTCTGTTCCCCTGAAAAATAGACATGATGGCCAAACTGCGCCTGCCTATGTAGCTTTTACTGTTTACGTTCTTTCATCTGGTGAAACGTTTAGAAACTCAATGGACGGCCCAATAGATGAGAGCAAGGATTACTTTCATTGGTCGCATGAATGGAAAGATGAAGCCCCTACCGAAGCAGAGCTTAAGGCACAAATTCCTGCATTTAGGGCGGCAATCGAAAAAGCACTGAAAAAGTTCGACGAAGTTAAAAAGACCCTTGAAAAAAGGGATAGCAAGTAGGCAAAAGCAGTTTACATTCTCCATCAGGTAGGGTATAATGATCCTATCTGATGGAGGAAAATATGGACCTGCTGACCCTCAAGAAAGAACTTCATTCCCGCGTCGTGACCGTCACCTTCTTGAAGAAGAACGGCGACATCCGCGTGATGAACTGCACCACCGATCTCAATCAAGTTCCCCCTTCCTTCTGGCCAGCTTCGCGCCCGCTCCATGAAGAGAAGCCGGACTATGGTGATCAAGTCCGAGTCTACGACGTGACCGCTCAAGGATGGCGGTCGTTCCTGTTTGAGAACGTCATCGATATCTCATAAATATCAATACGCCTCAGTACGCTAATTGGTAAAGCGGCTCCTCTTAAAATGGAGTGTTTGTGGGTTCAAATCCCTCCCGAGGCACCATCATATCAGAAAGAGTACCAATGACCCGCCGCTA